CTATTTGGGTTGATACTATTAAAGAAGGTCGGTATGAAGATACTAATAAAGCCTTTGTTGAACCGGAAGTTTATGACTTCCGTGTTACAGAACAAAATGCAGAGAAGTGGGCTGAGTTTATTGGTAACCACATTATTGAGAATCGTAGGCGTCCAACTTTTGATTGGCAAAAAGAAACAGTACAGATGTTAGGTCGTTGGCAACCGTGGCATGAAGGTCATCGAGCTTTGTTTGAACGATCTATTGCCAAGACTGGTCAAGTAATTATTCAGATTCGTGATTGTCAAGGTTGGCAAGGTTCTAATCCTTTTGCAATCGAACAGGTTAAATCATACATTCGTAGAGATTTGGATCCATTGTTCCAAGGTCAATATGAAATTCAAGTAGTACCTAATATTGTAAACATTACCTATGGTCGTGATGTAGGTTATAAAATTGAACAGGAAACATTTGATGATGCAATACATTCAATCTCTGCTACAAAAATTCGTAAAGAGTTGGGTCTTAAATAATACAGAAAGTGCCTTACGCAGTTTTGTAAAAGCATACAGTTATAGATGCTGTGGCACCTTAACTACTATTGTAATAAGTTACATAATTACTGGTAAAATTGCGGTCAGTTTAGCTATTGGTGCTACGGAAATGGTACTAAAACCGTTCATTTACTGGTGCCATGAACGAGTTTGGAGCCGAATCAATTGGGGTAAATTATAAATAGAGTATAAAACTACCCCACCTTCTTTAGGATAGACTCTAATGACCACAAAAATTCTTGGCAGTCAAATTACTGACTTCACAATTCAAACCACGCAATTAAGTAATACCGCAGTAGCTAGTTTTGCAGTTGCTTTAGCACCTAAAGTTAGATACGCCAATGTGGCCAATAGTGCATTTACTGTACTAGACGATACTGCTGTTAACGTAGGTGGTGGTTATATTGTGATAACAGGTTCGGACTTTGTGTCTGGCGCTCAAGTATTAATTGATACTACTCCAGCTTCAGCAGTTACTTTTGTAAATTCTACTACATTGCGTGTTCAAGTACCTACTAAAGCAGCAGCATCTTATAATCTTTATGTGGTTAATCCTGATGGTGGTGTTGGTGTTAAAGTTTCCGGTTTAACTTATTCGACAGATCCAACTTGGGTTACTGCAAGTCCTTTGGCCAATCAAGCGGCTAATGCTGCCTTTAGTGTAAACTTTAATGCTACTGGAGCTTCAACATATTCTGTTGCTTCAGGTTCTACATTGCCAGCAGGTACTTCATTGTTAGCTAACGGATACTTTTATGGTACTGTTACAATTGGTACTGAAACAACCTATTCATTTACAATAACAGCTACTGATACCGAATTACAAGATGCAAACAAAACATTTGCTGTAACTGTCACAGTAACACCAGCAACAAGATTATGGCTATGGGGAGCTAATGATAGTGGTCAATTAGGAACTAATGATAGAGTTTATAAATCAAGTCCAACACAAATAGGTACAGAAACAACATGGAATAATGTATCTGGCGGAAATTTATATACCACTTCAACTCACGCCATGGCTACTAAAACCGATGGTACTTTATGGACATGGGGAAGAAATTCACAAGGTCAATTAGGAGTTGGTAATCTAGTATATCGTTCCAGTCCAACACAAGTTGGTTTATTAACAAACTGGAGTAAAGTGTCTGGAGGTGCTATACATTCGATAGCAATTAAAACTGATGGTACATTATGGTCTTGGGGATGTAATAACGATGGAAGATTGGGTGACGGTGTTGATGGTGGTGGTGCTTATAAATCTAGTCCAGTTCAAGTTGGTGGAGTAACAACATGGAGTACTGTAAGTACTGCTGAAAAATTTAGTGCAGCTTTAAGAACCGATGGAACATTATGGATGTGGGGTGGAAATGGTTCAGGTCAATTAGGAAAAAATAATACAACCACTTCAGTAAACCCAACACAAATAAGTGGAACATGGACTGCAGCTATAGTTGGATCTAATCATACTGTGGCTGTAAGTTCCAATGGAACACTATGGGCATGGGGTAATAATGGTTTTGGTCAATTGGGAAATAATAATACAACCAATTTATCAAATGTGAATCAAGTTGGTTCAGGAACAACTTGGAGTAAAATAGGCGCTAGTCAATATGCTACATTTGCAATTAAAACGGATGGTACTTTGTGGAGTTGGGGAAGAAATTACCAAGGCCAACTAGGACTAAATGATTCAGTTTATAGATCCAGTCCAACTCAAGTTGGTTCAGGAACAACTTGGAGTCAAGTATTTGGTGGAATAAATCATGTGTTAGCAATCAAAACCGATGGAACATTATGGGCATGGGGAAATAATGGCCAAGGTCAATTAGGACGTAATGCACCCGGTGGTAATGACGTATCAAGTCCGGTACAAGTTGGAACAGGAACAAATTGGAGTAAAATATTTCCTTTCAGTCATAGTGCTGTGGGTGTTACTTCCAATTAATTTAATATAAAGTATAAATGGCATAAATAGTCCATTCATACAGGACTATTATGCCAGCTCCATCTACTAGACAAGAATTTAAAGACTATTGCCTACGCAGGCTTGGATTTCCCGTAATTCAAATTAACGTTGATGACGATCAGGTAGATGATCGCATTGATGATGCTTTACAGTTTTTTAACGACTATCATTTTGAAGGTTGTGAAAAAATGTATATGAAACATCGATTCACACAAGAAGATATTGATAGACGCTGGATTTATTGTCCAGATCCAGTTCTTTTTGTCATTGGAGTTTTACCTTTTGATGACTCCAATTCTTCTGTCAACATGTTTGACTTGCGTTATCAATTACGCTTGCATGATCTTTATGACTTCACATCGGTATCTTATGTGTCATATGAAATTACCATGCAACACATTCGTACCTTAAATCTTTTATTCTCAGGTACTCCTCAATTCAGATTCAATCGCCATCACAATAAACTATTCTTAGACATTGATTGGGAGCGTGATGCAACTGTTGGTGAATATGTTGTTATTGAATGTTATCGCAAACTGAGTCCTGAATCCATTACACTTACTGGTACAGTATCAGCCACAAATGCGGCCAATACTTTAACAGGTACAGGTACAAAATTTGACCAAGAAATCCTTGATGGTGATGTAATTACAATTGCAAATACAGAGTTTCAGGTCAATCATATACTATCACCTACATTAATACAACTTATAAAAACTCCAACAGCTAACATTACAAATGGTTCAATTGTTAAAGCAGGTATGACTGATGTTTGGGATGATCGATTCTTAAAACGATATGCAACTGCTCTAATTAAATATCAATGGGGTTCTAATCTTTCTAAGTTTGCTGGTGTGCAAATGCCAGGTGGTGTTACACTAGATGGTCCTAGAATTATGGACGAAGCACAAAAGGAAATTGACAAGATCGAAGAAGAAATGCAATCATACAATGTTCTTCCTTCTGACTTTATAATGGGTTAATAGTGGCAACTAATTTTTATTTTCAGCCATTCCCACAGGCTCAAATAACTAACGAGCAATTGCTTGTTGAAGATTTGGTTATTGAAGCTATGGGTATTTATGGTATGGATGTTTATTATTTACCAAGAAGTAGTGGTGGTACCGAAGATATGTTGTATGGTGAAGATACGATGAAACAATATCGTACTGCTCATCCAATTGAAATGTATCTTGAGAACATCACAGGTATGGATGGTGAACAAGATTTTATTTCTAAATTTGGTTTAGAAATTCGTGATGAGATTACTCTACTTGTTTCTCGCCGTAGATTTAAATATACTGTTGGTGCAACAAACTTTCAAACACCTATTTTAGGTGATATAATTCCAGAAGAAAATCGAGCACCTACAAGGCCTAGAGAAGGTGACTTAGTTTATTTACCTTTACTACAAAACTTTTTTGAAATTACTTTTGTAGAACACGAAAACGATCAAGCTATGTTTTATACATTAGGCCGTGGTCGTGGTGGCAATGTTTATGTTTATTCATTAAAACTTAAACAGTATGTATTTTCTGAAGAAATTATTGAAACTGGTATTACAGAAATTGATGAACAAGTATTTGATGCCTATAAGAGAACTAGACTTACAGTTAATCTTACGGGCGGTTCTGGTGCATTTGTTCCTGGTGAAATTATTTACCAAGGCACAACTGCTGCTAACGCTGATGTTCAGGCCATTGTACATACTTGGCAAACAGGTCAGTATGTTGATGTAATTCGCACACAAGGCACTTTTGTTGCTAATGTTCGTGTTAAAGGTGCAGAAAGTAATTCAACATGGGTATTAACAAGTTCTAATGATAAAGTGACTCTTGATAATGCCTTTGAAGATATTGCCGATAATAACCGTATTGAAACGGAATCTGATCTAATATTAGATTGGACAGAAACTAATCCATTTGGTGGTGATTAATGTTAGGACAATCTCATTTTTATAATCGTACAATTCGTAAAGTAGTTGTAGCTTTTGGTACTTTGTTTAATGATATACAAGTTCAGAGATATGCAGGTACAACACCTAAAGAAATCTTTAAAGTACCTTTGTCGTATGGTGCAAAAGAAAAGTATATGACAAGGTTAGCTTCTGATCCTACATTAACCAAATCTATTGCAACAATTGTACCTAGAATCTCTTTCGATTTAACGGGTATGAATTATGATGTA